AGCGGCAACGTCTACCCTGGCTCTGCCCAGTCCTATCTTAACATCTGTAGCCCAGGTGCCGGCTGCCTGGCGGTAGCCGTCTCCGTAAACCATTCTGACTACTGAAAGATAGCTGCCTTCCTGGACTAAGGCGATGATATTCCAGTCGCCGTCGTAGTACATGGCCAGGTCTGAAATCTCCCAGTCTCCGGCTCTCTGGCCTAGACCGGTACTCCAGCTCCCCCCAGTCCTTTTCTGTATGTATAGGCTGGTGGGGTCGCTGATATCCGAGGCGTGGACAATAGCGCAGTCGCCGTTGGACTTAAAGGCCATGGCTACGCCTCGCTCACAAGGGCGGGCGTTTGACATATTTACCCAGGCCGCCCAGGTAGCTCCATAGTCTGCTGACTGCCGACGGTAGAGGGTGGATGCAGCCATCGAGGCAACTATGACATTAGCTCCCAGGGAGGCAATGGCCACTTTGGAGACAGCGGGGACACCACCGAAGGATGCCCCCCAGGATGAATAATCGCTCGAGGGACCGGGGCTCGTCACTCGTGAGAGGTAAAGGTTGGCGCCGTCTTTGCGGACCCGAATAAGGCTACCGTCTCCGGGGATGGTGACTCCGTGGGATTCCTTCTCCTCGCTGCCTGAATAGAAGCGCTCCCAGCCGAAGGCTTCCCACTGGATGCTCGAGGACTGAGCTGGGTGGCCATAGGCCTGCACTTCAACCTTTACCAGGGGCTTCCTGGGTGTACCTGTTTTCTGTGCCTCAAGTAAAGCGTCACTTATGCTGCGCATTTAACCACCTATGTAGCCCCGACCTTTTAAGGTCGGGGGCACGAGGCTAAAGCCTCGTGGCTACATGTTTTTCAATAGTTCTTCGGCCAGGACTCCGACGTGGTATAGGGTGTCGTTGGGGGCAATGGCTTTTCTCCAATCAATGTTGGTCTGTGCCAGGGTATAAACAGTGTCTCTGCACCTGATGGTTTTCATCAGCTCGAGCTGCATTTGCACATACTCGGGGGAACGCACCTTACACGGACCGGGCTTATCGATGCCGGTCTGCTCCTTGACGAACTGCTCAGCATCGTAGGCCAGGGTTACCAGGTAATCCCAGTAGTCTACCGCCTGCTTGATGTTGTGGCAGGTGGTGACGCTCCCCTTATCCTTCGCCTCACTGAATACCGTGGCCGGGTTCTGCTCGCTATACTTGGCTGCGGTATCATTCAACACCCGCTCGTGGAATAGCTTTATGTCAAGAGGTTTAATTTCTACGGCACCTGGAGCGGATGCTCCAGGGCTACCCTGGATTTCTTGCTGTGGCTGCGCTGGCTGGGCTTGTGCGCCGTTTATAGCACCATTGGCCATAACAAGGGCTGCCTGCGCCTGTGCGGTGGCTGCCTTCTCCTTCTCTTTGTCAATGCCGGCCTGGGTCACGATGTAGAAGATGCCGGCTAAGACCGCGGCCAGGGATGGCACCATGTCCATGAGTTCAGTTTGCGCCCCTGGCTCCTGGATGAAAAGCGGGATCAGCGTGGCCAGTATGGTGATGATGAAGGCGCTGTATTTCTTTTTGCCGTCTAAGAACTTTTGTATCATGTCACTCTCCTCTTTTTATTTTATGTCAACCTCAGCTTCGGGCTTTCTCCCGCTAAGGGTTATGTAAAGTAAAACGGCCTCGCTACATTCGATTTTAAGCCCCTCTAATTCATTTCAGGTCTAATCGTACCCCCCACTTATTAAACTCCAAATCCCAAATTTCAAATCCCCAACTGGGGGTCATTCGACCAGGGCTGCCAGGGTATCGGGCACCGGCTTACCGTTTTCCGTGTAATGTCTCATCAGGTGCTTGGCAGCGTCAAGGATCTGCTGCTCGGTAGCCTCTACCCTCTTACCTCGGAAGCCGCCACGGCTCAGGGCGGCTACGGCTGCTGAGCAATGCTCCCAGTCCGTCGTCCTATAATGGCCTATCTTGCCCTTGATGGCTCTGAAGATGGCCTTGGTGTGATGTGGCAGTTTCCACGTCTCCGGGGCGTCCTTATCGCCAACGATGGCGAACGCCTGATAGGGTAGGCCTTCCTTTAGCCTGGGTAACCCTGCCTCGATTTTTTCTCTCGATGATTTCTTGGTGTCACTCATTGTCGTCTCCTTGATAAAAAGTACCGATCATTAGTTTTCTGTCCTTGCCGAAGCGCTTTAGCTGGGACTTGAACTCTTTGAGCATAGCGTTGCCCCAGGTCTGATAATCCCTGTCTGCCTGCTCCCCGCCAAAGCCGGCGGTATCGGTGCGGTACTGCGTCTGAGCTAGCACAGCATAAGCGGCAGCTCCCAGGGCTAGGATGTCCTCTAGATAAGCGGGTAGCGTGCAGGTGGTAGCGTCCAGGGTGTGAATCTTACCCCAGTAGATGTAACAGTTGGCGCCGTCTCCCTCGGCATCGCCTACAAGGGTTAGGGTGTCCTGATATACACTGAACCTCTGGAACTGCCTCGGGGTCTCATCGATGGGGAACTCTACCCTGTCCACCGAGACTCTATCGGTCAAGGTGGAGATGTCTATGTCACGGCTGCCGTCCGTGGTGGCGATGGTAGACTTCATTTCCCTGGGGACGTAGCGGGCTAGCTCGGCTAGCGCTCTGGCGATAGCTCTCTCAATCTCGTTGTCCTGCCAGCGATAGTTAGAGCTGTCCTCGTCTTTGAGGTCTCGCCTGACCAGGGTTCTCATTGCTGATAGTATCATTTCGTTCCTCGTCTCCCCTTTATTCGGTTAGTGGTGGGGGGTGAAGCTGGCGCAGCGGATGAATCTGCCGCTTCTCTCCCCCCACCCAGGAGGTGAAAACCCTAGCAGAGGCAGAGGGCACTACCCCTGCTAGGCGGTCAATTAGCTCGCTATGCTTAGTCTGTGACTCCGATTAGGGCTGCCCGCCTCTGGATGCAGAAGTCTACCAGGCTGACATACCATTTAATGCGGCTTCTGTTGGCGTCCTTGCCTTCCATGGCTCCAATCGGCTCTACCTGTATACCGCCGTTGGTAGCGCCACAGAGTGCGCCTTCTCCGAACTGCAAGGCGTAGATGGTGCTGCAACCACCACCGGTAACAGCGGTCTCCACGCTAGCTGTCAGGACGTGGGCGTCCAGAACATAGTCGCTGGTGCCGATTTGTATGCCGTTGTAGAACTGAGCGAACTCACCGAGCTTGCCTGTGCCGACTTCGAGGTTACAGCCGGCGGCTCTGGCTAGAGCGTTTATCTTTCTTCGGCTTCTCTTGCTCATCAAGAGCAAGTCTGGCTTGCCGCCTTTAACGGCGTCTATCAGCTCATCGAGCTTGGCCAGGGTAAGCGCGGCGCCGGTAGCGCCCATGGCGATAACCTGGGAGCTGGCTGTGCCGGTGGCAATGAGCTTGATTATGCCGTTGATGCTGTTGGCATCGCCGGTCATGCCCAGGTAGTTGGCGATGCAGCCGTAGAGGAAGGCTCTCTCAAACTCCTGCCGCACTGATTTGGCGGCTAGCTCGATTACTACCGCCTCAATGTCCTGGATATTGGAGCGGGTCTGCTTGATGAAGTTGTCCAGGTCGGCGTTTCTGCCTAAGACGGCTAGGGTGGCGGTGAGCTGGTCGAAGGTTGGTGCGGTGGGGGTTACCCAGTCGCCCAGTGGGGCATGCCAGACGGCGGCGGCTAGTGCCGTCTCTCGGTTGTAGGTCAAGCCGTTGCCGACAATCTCGATAAACGGCATTGACTGAAGGATTGGCGAATCCTTGATAACGGTCTCAATGACGCCCTGCAAGAGGACATCATTAGAAAGCTTGGCTGATTCTGCTAGTAAAATCGACATGGTTTTTTCTCCTTTGTTAACACCTTGTTAACACGACGGCTAACTCTGCGTTAACTCTCCTTTTTTTTCTTGGCCTGTTCCAGGCCGAGGTTTATTTTCTCTGTGGTGCTCAGGCCTGACGTGTTGGGCCCGGTGCGCGCTGGAGCACCTGCGGGGACTACGGCTGCGGCTGCCTGCTTGGCTAAAGACTCCTGGACGCTTAATACCAGCTTATTAGCTCGCTCGAGGGATGCCTTGACTTCCTCAACGGTCGTGCCAAAGATAACCTCTGGCGGTATGAGCGGGTTAGAGCTGGCTACCAGCTTCTTGAAGTCCTCAAGGGCATAGGCGTAGGCTGCCTTAGCGCCGTTAAGCTCCTCGGTGGTGGTTGCCACCTGGCCTTTCAGGGGTTCGAGTTCCCCTGTCTTGGTGGCCAGGTCGGCCTCGAGGGTGGCTATCCTCTGGGTTAGCTCCCCTGTAGCCTCTGTCACTCGGGTCTCTGCTCTCTGCTTTTCGGCTTCAAGTTCGAGCTTGATGGCGTCGTATTCCTCTTTGGTGACGGTCTGGTTCTCGTTTTCGTTCTCTTCTGCCAATGTAATTTCTCCTTTGGCTTTATTCAGTTAAAGGCCCGGTCTCCATTTCGGCGGCTGTAGCTCTCTCTCGCTCGCCGCCGCGGGTGGATCGTGCCGATTCCTGCCGATTCATTTCCAGGATTTGACGCCTTTCCTCTAGCCACCTGGCAAACTCGGCGTCGGGGTCTCTGATGCCTAGCTCGTCCATAGCCGTTCTCCTGGCGTGAACGCCTGACTGGACTAATAGCTGCTCGTTCTGAGCTAGCCTGGCTCTGTCCTGGGGAAGTACTGCACCC